GCACCAGTAGCACCTAAAGGTCCTTGAATACCTGTAGAACCGGTGGCACCTTGAATACCGGTTGCACCGGTTGTTCCTTGAATACCTTGTGGTCCAGTAGAACCTGTAGCACCTTGTGGTCCTATATTACCTGTTGCGCCAGTAGCACCAATACCCGTGGCACCTTGTGGTCCTGTAGGTCCTGTAGAGCCTGTAGCACCTTGTGGTCCTATAACGCCTGTGGATCCTGTAGGACCTATAGGTCCAATAGGTCCTGTAGAACCTGTGGATCCTATAGGTCCTATAACACCGGTAGCACCTTGAGGTCCTGTGGCACCTGTTGTACCAATAACACCTGTAGCACCAGTAGCGCCTACACCTGTTGCACCTTGTGGTCCTACAATTTGACCAACGTCAGTAAATCCAGGACTTCCTCCTGTATATACTATTAAGTGACCAGTAGTGGTTAAAATATAACCATCACCGTTTGTATTTCCTGAAGTTGGTAAATCTAAAACACTTGCAACACTACCTTTAATTACAACTGAAGTACCTGCAGGACCTGTTGCACCAGTTGAACCAATACCTGTAGCACCTTGTGGTCCAATAGGTCCAGTAGAACCTGTTGCACCTGAAGCACCAATACCCGTTGCACCTTGAGGGCCTGCAGGACCTATTGGACCTAATAAACCTGTAGCGCCCGTAGTACCAACTAATCCCGTTGCACCTGTATTTCCTGTAACACCTGTGGCACCTTGAACACCTGTGGCACCCGTAGTACCAACTAAACCGGTTGCACCGGTATTTCCTGTTAAACCGGTTGCACCAACAACACCTGTTGCACCAGTAGCACCTAAAGGTCCTTGAATACCTGTAGAACCGGTGGCACCTTGAATACCTGTGGCGCCTGTCGTTCCTTGAATACCTTGTGGTCCAGTAGAACCTGTTAAACCTATATTACCTTGTGGTCCAGTAGCACCTTGAACACCTGTAGCACCTTGAACACCTGTAGCACCAGTAGCGCCTAAGCCTGTAGCACCTTGAGGACCTATTACACCAGTAGCACCTTGAACACCTGTGGCACCAGTAGCACCTAAGCCTGTAGCACCTTGAGGACCCAATTGACCTGTTGCACCTTGTATACCAGTTGCGCCGGTTGCACCATAACCGGTTGCACCTTGAGGACCTAATTGACCTGTTGCACCAGTAGAACCTAATCCTCCAGTTGCGCCTTGTGGTCCAGTAGGACCTGTTGCACCTGTAAGACCTGTGGCTCCTAATCCAGTAGCACCTTGAGGACCTACAGGTCCTATATTACCTGTTGCACCTGTAGCACCTGAAGCGCCCGTAGCACCAGTCGCACCACCAGGTGAACCTGGAGGTCCTGATATACCCGTAGCACCTGTAGAACCGGCACCTGTTGCACCTATTGGTCCTGTTGAACCAGTAGCTCCCAATCCTCCAGCTGGACCAACATTACCAATAGGACCTGTGGCTCCTGGAGGTCCTGCAATACCTGTGGCGCCTTGTGCGCCTACAAGACCTGTGGCTCCTGTTGAACCGGTAATACCAGAAGCTCCTGTTGCACCAATACCTGTAGCACCAGTAGCACCAATGCCCGTTGCACCCGTTGCTCCTTGTATTCCTCCTAATAATGCACTACTATTTGCAACATCAAATGCAGCTTGTGCTAAACTTTGTATTGCTATAATTGTTGGAGAAGATATTGCACCTCCAACATTTAAATTTCCTGATACACCAACGCCGCCAGCAACTATTAACGCACCAGTTTTTGTATTAGTTGATGCAGTTATATTTTGTAAATTAAGTGATGCAGAGGTTATACCACCAGAAGTTATCCATCCTCCTGTACCATCATACAACCAACTTAATCCTGTTGGTCCTATAAAAGGACTATTCGTTGAAACTAAAGGTGTACCATCAAGTGTTAGTGTTTGAATTCCCGTAGCATCATAAGTTACATTAGAAATATTTTGTGCCATTAACAACTGAGTACCATTGTACTGATAGTACGATAATGGTGTAGTTGGTACAATTAATGATGAACCTAATGAACTGTACGGAGTTGAACCAACAATAACTCTTAAATTACTAATATAACCAGGGAAATTATGATTTAATGCATTACCATTTGCACCAACTAAATTAGTATAACTATAATAATTTGATGCTAAAGAAACTGCTCCTGTAGTAGAACGAACACCATCAACAAATACTGTGGCATAACCCAAATATCTAACTGCTGCTACGTGATGCCATTGATTTAAAGAAAGATTTGGAACATTAAATGTAGCAGTAGCACCTTGATTATAATCATCAATTGTAAATGTAGATGTACCATTAATTCTAAAATTTAAAGCGTTTGAATTGGTAGTTCCTAAAATTCCCGTGTCTGTTGCAGGAGAAGAAGTTAAATAAATCCAAGCTTCAATACAATAATCTAAATTACCAAATTGAATACCTGGATTTAAATTAATAGCATCTAGTTGTCCATTAAATTGTATGCTAGATGAAATTGGTATTAATTTTCCACCAACTTGTAAACCAGAATTCGTTAATAATTGATTTGTATTTGCTGAAAGATTAACAACAATATTATTGGTTGAATAAACATTACCAGTAACAATTAAATTGTTAGCAACATTTAATACACCTGTTATTGTATCACCAGTTTTTAATACCGAATTATTTGCTCGTGTGTATGCAAGGTTTGCTTGATTGAAACTAGCAGAAGCTAAATTATAAGTATTCTGTGTTATACCACTTTGTGTGGTAATTGAAGTATTAAGTGTTGATAGATTTGCATTAACAGAATATAAAACATTTTGCAAGTATATTGTATTTGCTGCAGCTGTATTTGCCGTAGTAAATACTAAATTAGCTTGATTAAATGCCGCATTAGCTTGTATAAAAGCCGCATTAGCGACATTGAAAACAGAAGATACATTTGTTACTGTTAATGTATTTGCATAATTAAATGCAGCTTGCGCTAAATTATAACCGGCGTTTGCTTGGTTAAATGATGCGTTTGCTTGTATGAAGGCTGCATTTGCTTGATTAAATGCAAATAACGATGAATTATAACCAGAATTATTAGCTGCATCATAAGCAGCTTGTGCTAAAACAGTTGCAGTATTTGCTTGTGAAAAAGCACTTTGTGAATATACATTAAGTGAGTTGATGTATATTTGTTGATATGATAAAGTTGTAAATGCAGAACTAATATTACTATTAGCTTGATTCATTGCACCTTGCAATTTATTTGCCAAATTGTTGGCAGTATTTGCAACTGTGTTTGCTGTTGTGGCTAATGAGTAGGCTGCGTTTGCCTGACCATAAGCTGATGTTGCTAAATTATTTGCAGCATTAGCTTGTACAAAAGCTGCGTTTGCTGTATTACTTAAACTTAAATTAGCCGCATTGTAAGCTGCCTGTGCTATATTTACTGCAATGTTTGCTTGTGCGTAAGCTGAAATAACTACATTTGCTTGGTTAAAAGCTGCATTAGCTTGTATAAAACTGGCGTTTGCTTGTTGTCTAGCAAATGAATCGTTAATAGAAGCAGAAATACCATTAGCATAATTAAATGCCGATTGTGCTAAATTATTGGCGGCATTTGCCTGAGCGTATGCAGATGTGGAATAATTACTAACTGCTGTAATGTTAGTGTTTTGTGTTGCATCAACTCCAGCAATATAAGAATTAATACCGGTGATTGTATTTGCGGTATTAAATGCAACTTGTGCTAAATTATTAACATTGTTTGCCAATGCATAAGCACTTTGTGTATATTGTGTTAATGTATTAACGGCAGAAAAACTAGCATTAGCTTGTGTAAAAGATGATTGTGCTAAACTATAAGCTGCATTTGCTTCTGTTCTTGCATAATTATCTGTAACATTATTGGCATAGTTAAATGCCGCTTGTGCTAAAGACTGTGTAACATTTACTTGGTTAAAAGATGCTTGAGCAAGTATAGTTGCTAAATTAGATTGTGCATACGCAAGATTTGCTGTATTAACAAGTGAATTACCACCAATGGTAATAATATTATTACTATTATCTCCAATGTATAATGTATTTGATACAAAAGAATAGGCTAATTGACCATCAGCCAATGATAATGGTATAGTATTAGAATACGACCGAAGGATTTGTGATATTGTTGTATTGGCCATCAAAAGAATCCATCATCTACTTGTTGCACCTGTACATATTCGTAGACAGTAACAGTTGATGTTTGTGTTTTGGTATTAATTTTTGTAGAACCACTTGTTGTTACTGAAACTCCGGCACCACCAGAAACAGATGTAGTTATATTACTGCCGGCACCAACTCTTGCATTAGTTGAAGAAGAACCGGATACAGTACTTCTAATACCTGCGCCTGAACCTACCTTAACACCTAGACCTGATGTGGGTGATACGGTTACGTTTGGCATATTTTACCTCGATACTGACGGAGAAACTTCTGCGATTCCTTCTAAAATCCTCAAAGCGGTATTATGAACATTGTCTTTAATTAGTGTGTCATAAACATAACGACCAGCGGGAATATTTGCTGTATTTGCTGAAGATATAGACATAGTAATAATTGCATTACCTGTATCTATGGTTGTTGAAAAATTTGCTGTAGCGTTTGCTGTGTAATATGAAGTGCGAAGTTGACTTATAACAGAATAATTTTGTAAGTTATAATTTGCGCCAGTAGAATCATCTAATGTGATAGATGTGGAAAATGTTGCGCCTTGTTCAATGTAAAGATTTGTGTAGGATGCTGGCATTTTATTATTATTCTAGTTTAACTACTATATTTAGTTCATACAAATGCTGGACCTGACATCCAAATAACTAAACTTCTTCTAGTTCCTTTGGTTACAGGAGTAACCCTATGCATAATCCATGAAGGAAAAACACAAATAAAACCTTTTTCTTTTTCTACTTTTACAGGTTCATTTTCATAAAATAATTCTATATCGCCGCCTTCATACTCACTAGGGTCACTTAATTGCATAATCAAAGATAATTTCCTAGGACTAGAATTAGAAATTATACCATTGTATGCAATATGTTTGTCCATATGCCAAGTATAATGACCTTCATCACTTGCATCATAAACTGTATATTGAAAATCTTCACAAAATCCACTTATATTATAACGGTAAAATTGTCCGTTTAATTGATTTGCTATCCAAGCAAGTTTACTATAATAAATTTCAGTATCTTTATTAAAAGTTAACCAAGATACTTTACTAACTCTAAGTTCTTTTGGAGCTTCCTCATTTGTTATGCCAACTTTTGCGGGTTGTGGAATTAAACTTTCACCAATTTTAATTAAATCATCAACTTCTTCATTAGTGAAACCATCTTTCCATGTTACAAAAGCGTGGTCAGAAATACCAAAAGTGGGTGTAGGAGAAAAATTATATATTGACATAATAAGGTTTTTTCAAAGTCAGAGAAGATAAATTATTTATATAGCGTAATCATTATGGTCTTGTTTAGGCCAAGATACAGTAATTGAACCTGTTTGTGCTCCTGTGCCTATTGCAATAGCATATACTCCACGTTGGTTAACTGAAACTCCAGGATATGCTGTTGATGCCCCAGGTTGTCCTGTCGAACCCGATCCTGCAGCGCCACCGGCTGAACCTGTCCATGTTGCAGGAGCGGCTTGTCCTGTACCACCTGCTGTTGCACCTGTTCCGTTTGCACCGGCGGTTCCTGGATTTCCGTTAGTTCCAGCAGCTGCAGCTCCTCCAGGTTGTCCTGGTTGTCCAGGTTGACTTGCACCAGCACCGCCAGTATTTCCTGTAGAACCCGCTTGGCCTGCACCACCTGAAGCTCCTTTATAAGAAGTAGTAGTACCTGGACCATTGGCTTGACCTGGACCAACATATGTTCCATTATTGTCCTGATAAAGACTACCAGCAGAGGCATTTCCGTGTGGAGCAGCTGTACCTCCTGCACCAAACCCTGGATTATTTCCTGCACCTTGTGGACCTGCATTTGGTATGCCGTCTCCATACATGTATAAAGAATACCCTTGTGATACAAAACCTCCAGGTCCAGTAATTTGAACATTATATTGTGATTGAGGTAACACGCCATTTCCATTGAACCAGTTTCCGGTCATATAACAACCTACTGTTCCCATACCACTACCGGATCCACCGCCTTGACCTCCAGATTGACCAGTTTGTCCTGTGCCTCCTGTTCCTCCTGTACCTCCAGCTCCAGCATTTCCGTTATTTCCTGGATTTGCAATATTTCCTGAATTGCCGTGATTTCCTGGATTACCTACAGTACCAGCATTACCTCCTGAACCTCCAGGCCCACCAACACCGGCAGTTCCGCCTTGACCTCCAGGTCCTCCTGCGCCGCCTGCTATTGTATAAGTATTGATTGTACCAAAATAAGATGTTCCGCCGGGTTGTCCTTGAGCACCTGGGGCCCCTGCTGCACCTGAAGCTCCCGTATTTCCTGGAGCTCCTGCATTTCCATTAGTTCCTGTTATTCCTGGCCAAGTTGTTGGATAAGGTACGTTTGTGTTATTTGCTAATGTTGCACCGGTTCCTGCTGCACCTGAAGCTCCCGTATTTCCTGGAGTTCCTGCATTTCCAGGTTGACCTGCATTTCCTGGTTGTCCTGTTCCTGTTCCAGACTGACCTGGCCAATAGGCATAACCATTACCACCAGGTCCACCTGGTTGTGTTTGAGGAGCATTAGTTACAAATGTTGATGGAGAAGAAGAAAGTGGATATGGTGCACCGGACCAAGAATATGCTTGACCACCTCCAGAATTGAAAACTACTGACCAACTACGACCACCACCATTAGTTCCAGCTTGTGGTCCTGAATAAGCATTTCCTGTATAACCACCGCTACCGTTTCCTGGAAATCCATCTATTTGCCATGAAGAAGCTGAATTGTTACATGGAGGCATTAATGTGTTATTATAAGCCGGACCTCCAGTTGAACCTGCAGCACCACCATTGCCGCCATTACCTCCAGCACCACCATTGCCTCCTTGGCCTTGGTTTCCGGCTTGACCAGGCTGACCAGCATTTCCAGCAGCGCCCGCAGTTCCGCCTTGGCCAGCAGGACCAGCTAATCCATTATTTCCTGTATTTCCTGGTTGACCTGCGTTACCTATTTGGCCTGGTGTTCCTGCTTGTCCAGGTTGTCCTGTAAACCCCTTTGAACCTGTGCCTGTAATTGTTACTACTTTTACGCCAAGAGGTAATTGAAAATTTCCTGATGCATTAAAAGTTCTGGACCCTGCCGGAACTACCGTCAGTTTGTCGATAGTTCTAAAAGCTAAAGGCATTTTTTAACTCGTTCTACCTAATGCCCAAAGAGCAGGAAGCTGAGCAATAATATTATCTGCACCTTGAATGAATCTACGTTTGTATTGTGAAATCATTAGGTCAGGGTCAACTTCAAGGTATACTAAAACAGGAAATTGTGTGATTGGTCGTGTTTGCAATGTAAGGTCAAACCAAGTATTTAAAACATCCATTGTTGAATTACATTGAAACTCGTCATGGTAAAACATGTGTTGAAATTTATAACCTTGTTCGGTCATCCATTTATTAACACGATAACAATCATAGGCGTTTTCTGTTAAACCGCCATATAAATTTAAATCATCGATTCTTTCAAAAGCCATTTGATACTCCTTTTATACTTATTTATTATTGTACGTTACTCATTGCGTATGCACCAATGTAAGTTGAACCACCATTATAAGTGAAGAATGTCAACACATCTACTGCACCGCTTGTATAGGTTAAAACAGGTGTTATACCATCAGAGTATTTAGCGGTTGGTAATGTTACTGAAGTAACTCCAGCACCATAAATTAATACTACAGTAAAGGACATCATTGTTGTACCACCAATACTACCTGGAGGATTAATAAATGATAATGTGCAATTGGTATTTATAGTTAATTCAAAAATATTTGATACAGATAAATCAATAGCATAAGTTGATGTAGATACCGTTGCAAGTGTAATAAATTCTTTATAGGCTTTAAATGTTGAACTTGTTATTTGTCCACCATTTGTATTTGATAAAGCATTATTAGCTATTACGCCGACTGTATTTACAAGTAAATTATTGGCGGCATTTGCAGAGTTGAATGCTGCCTGAGTAAACGTATTTTGATAAGCATTAATACCATTATCTAAAGTAATGAAAGTAGATAAACTTGTATTTGTTGAATTTGCCTGAGTAAAGGCCGCATTGGCTTGTATAAATGCTTGGTTAGCATTATAGTAACCAGAACCTGCTAAACTATTGGAAGCATTTGCTTGAGCATACGCAGATTCCATTTTACCATTTGTAGCATTTGCCTGTGCATAAGCAGCAGTTGCATAATCATTTCCCGCATTAGTATTAGCTTTAGTAAAAGCGGCATTGGCTTGTATAAATGCTTGGTTAGCATTATAGTAACCAGAACCTGCTAAACTATTGGCTGCATTAGCTTGTGTAAATGCCGCATTAGCATTCCAACCAGTTGAAAGTGCTGTATTTGCCTGAGTATAAGCAGCAATTGAATATGTTTGATTTGCAGTAATCCAAGTATTTTGTTGCGAATCTACACCAGCAATATAAGCAACAGACGTTGCTAAAGAAGATGCAGCTGTATTTCCTTGTGTGAAGGCTGCATTTGCTTGAATGAATGCCTGATTTGCATTATAATAACCTGAAGATGCTAAACTATTAGCCGCATTAGCTTGCGTAAAGGCTGCATTTGCTTGTGTAAAAGCTGCGTTTGAATTTAAATATGCGGCTGATGCTGTTGATTGTGCAGATTGAATTTGTACGTTTTGACCATTGTCTACACCAACAGTATACGCTTGTACAATAGCAACAGCAGATGTATAATTGTTAGCAGCAGTAAAGGCCGCATTGGCTTGTATAAATGCTTGGTTAGCATTATAGTAAGCAGAAGTTGCTAAAGAATTGGCCGCATTGGCTTGATTGTAAGCAGCAGTTGCAAATAAACCTGCACCGGCATTTGAAGAAGCATAAGCTGCCTGTGCATAAGTTAATACAGTATTAACAGCCGCTATACTTGCAACATTAGTTGTTATTTGTGAATTAATATTTGATGTAACAAAATTTGATGTCAATAATTGATAATAAGTTCCATAAGTTCCTGATGGTGCAGAGTTAGTTGTGTCTCTTACATCCCAATATTGACTTGCATCATTCCATCTTAATTCGGCATTTGCACCAGGAGTAATACCAGAACCTCTATTGATAACTAATTTTGATGATAAACCATCAGTAGTACCGGTAAGTGTTCTTAATACTAGAGTATTGGAATCGGTAATTGTTGTGCCATTAATAGTAAAATTGCCACCTACAGTTAAACCGCCTGTAATTGAAACTGCACCACCAATTGTACCACCTACGGACGCAAATCTTGTATTTGCAAATGTGTAAGCTGCATTAGCCGCATCAAAGGCAGAATTTACTTTAGCAAAAGATGCATTAGCTTGTATGTAACCAGCTTGTGCAGAATTAGTTGCAGCATTTGCTTGTAAATAACCAGCATTAGCGGCATCAAATCCAGAATTTGCTTTTGCAAATACAGCATTGGCTTGATTATAACCAGCTTGAGCTGAATTAGTTGCAGCGTTTGCCTGTCTATATGCAGATGTTGATAAATCTAATGCTTGATTTGCAGTTACAAAAGCTGCATTTGCTTGGATAAATCCAGCGTTTGCCTGTTGAAAAGCAAAAGAGGCTGATTGAGTGGCTGCATTTGCCTGTCTGTAACCAGAAGTTGCTAAATCGTTAGCTGCATTTGCCTGTGCATATGAACCAGACAAATAATTATTATTAATGGCGGTAATAGTAGCGGATGTAATTGTAGCAGTATTAGAATTTAAAATATTAACTTGTGCTGTGCCTAAAATATTAGCATTATTGGCCACAGTTAAAGAAGTACCAGTACCATTAATATAAACATTGGAATTTGCTTGTATTGTACCTGTTGCATATACAGACACTACAGAATTCGTTGCAAATATTTGTCCACCAACTTGTATATTATTTTGTATATAAGCTGATGAACCTATTCCTTGTACTTGTAATTGACCGGCAACAACTGCATTGTTAGCAACGGATAAACCTAATAATGGATCATTTAAATATAATGTTCCTGTTGGTTTCGTATAATTATTGGCAGCAACATCATTATTCTCTTTGGCGAGAGAATTGGTTGTAGTTACCAAATCACTAAACGTATTACTTAAACTTAATAATGATACTGTATTAGACATTTGTACCTTCTAGCATATTTACAATTTTGTTTAATAAAAGTTTGATATCTTTAACTTCATTTTTTAAAGTATCTATTTCTTCTTTCATTTCTTGTTTTTTTCTATACTCTACTAAGGCCGCATAATTGGTATTTAATACGGCCTTACTATCCATATCCTTTACTAAATCAGGATGTTGTTCAACTTTATATAGTTTCATTTTATGCAGTAGCAATTGCCCTAAAGTTTTTAATTTTTGGAACAAGTGCAGGATTACTAGAATAAAATACAACTTTAATTGAAAAGACTTTAAAGTTTTTATATGTTGAACCTGATACTTGGTCATTATATGTAATATTAAGTGCCTGATATGTATCAGATGTCCAATTATCAACTCCTGTTGTTAATACACTACCGCCTACTGTATTTACAGATTTAGGACTCATCAACACATAAGGTTGGTTATCAAAATTATTTGGATCCTGTGAGTTTTGAACTTTATAATATACTTCAATTGATGTTCCTGGTCTACGATTAACATCCATATAGACTGTTAAGCCAGTAGAATCAAAATTATTATTAAGTGTTACACGGCGTGTTATATATTTAGCAACAGCGGCATCATTACCAAATCCACCCAATGATTCATAAGTAGTATTTGCTGCAGAACTTACATACGGAGAAATAATATTTTGCACCAATATAGTATTCAATCTTTCTAAATCTATTACAGGAGAAGTAAATCTATCTGCATTAGTTAATGTTGGTCTAATAATAATGTTACCAGCACTTGATTGGATTTGTCTTGTAGCAAACTCATAATTTTGATTTGCAAAAATATTAACTTCACCAGATTGTACACTTGTTGTGTTATCAACAGTTAATGTTTTGTAAGTAATAGAATCATAATCACTAAATGTCATATCACTAGTCATTAACTGCATTAAATCAAAATAAATTGGTGAACTTGAAGCTAAAGATGTAATATCAAATGTTGCAGAACCTCCAGCAAAATCACAAATTCTTAATGTGAATGCTAGTTCTTCACTTGGTGAAGGAATCCAAGTAGAAGAATTTTGTGATTTAAATAATGCGCCAGCATAAGTTACAGTTGATACTGAAGTTCCTGTTCCATATTGTACGTCTCCTACTTTTGCTGCATACAAATTATATTGGTCTGAATCAGAAGCAATCATTAAAGAATATTGTCCTGGTGCCAAATAAACTGGATGATTAAATGTAAATGTTGTTGGAGAACCAATTGTTTGGAAAATATTTGCCTGTGCAGGAACATTAATGGAATCAGGATTCAAATACACAATTGAACCTGGAACATCATTGATTGCATCAGGATAACCATTTACTGTAGGTCTAATTCTAATACTTAAAGGAACATTAACGTCTTTAGTGGCCACAAATAAATCAACTGAAGATAAGAAAACACCACGTGGGAATTGTGTTTCACTTACAAAGAAGTTTTGTGATAGTGGATCAATACCATTAAAGCAATTATTACTCAATGATGTCAATGCTGTAGAAGTTCCTGTAGGTGTACTAGAGAGAGCTAATAAAGCTTCAACTAAATTTGTAAGTGTGTCTGCTTGCCAATTATACATTGATGTACCAGTATATGAACTGTTAGCATTTATAAACACAGCAAGTTGTGTAGAATTTGAACCATATGTTAACATTGATTGTAACGCTTGATTCATATAAGACAACATAGTTGGAATTGTAGGATTTGAACTTTGATGTGCAACCCATTCGTTATACAAGTAATCAAACATTAAATTCAAAGCAGCTACACCGCCTCCTGCCGGTAAATTAGCAACCACACTTCCATGATATAATACATTGGCTTGAATTATGTTTGTAACATAAGTTCTTCCTTGTGCATATGTCCAACCATTTACGTTAAAGTTTGCACTGCTAGTATAGTTATTAACAGGAGTTGAAGCATTAGTTCCATAAACACCTTGTGCTGGTGCTGGTGCAGCAGTTGAACTTTGTGCTGACATTATAAATGTACTTTGATTTCCAGCAAAAGTTAATGTATTTTGTGTTGCTGAGACGGTAGTTAACAATGTGCCGCCACTACCACCAGTTACGCCTGATAGATTTACAATTGCATAACCAGAAGTTGCTCCTGTTGATACATTAACTGTAACACTACCACTAGAAACACCAGGAATTGTACTAGTATAAGGTATACTAAATGAATAATTTGATGGAGCAATATTGCTCAAATATACAAATAATGTTGCAGCAACTCCGTAAGCACCACTTACAGGATTAAATTGTACAGCATAAGTTCCTGTCGTCACAGTTGGAGCTGGACTTGGAACTGGTGCTGGAGGTGGTGGCGTAGGTGTAGGAGCCGGTGGTGCTGGTGGAGGTGGTGGAGGTGGAGGTGGTGGAGGTAACTTAGATGTTACTGAAGGTGGTCTTGTTGAAACAACAGTAGTTTGTAATGTTTCTAAAGTACCTTGTGAAGTAAATCTTGCAGTTGCATACGTTTTTGATAACTGTGTATATAATGAATTATCCGACCACTCAAATGTTAATGCACCTGTTTGGAAATGTAAAGCTGCATCATTAGGAATATTAACAGTACCGTTTATGTAACCATGTTTATCTGATATTAATTTTCCACCTATAGCACCACCGATAACTGCCTGTAATACTGCTGGTGATGTATTTGCCTGATTAATTGTTACTGTTAAATTATTTGCATTATAACCTGCACCCAAACCTGTCATATTAATAGCTGAAATTTGTCCACCAACAACGTTTGCAGTAGCAGTAGCAATAATACTATTAGAACCTTGAATTACAACAATTGATTGATTGTTACCATTAGTATAGCCAGAACCTGCACTCAATATAACAACAGAAGATATAGCATCAGTTGATGTATTAGAAGGTGTAATATATGCATCTACGTTAGTACCATTTATAAATGTGTGTATTTGTGTAGAAGGTGATAAACCAGAAACCTCAAATGATACAGGAATAGTTCTTGCATAAGGAATAATTGCGTTTGAAACTACCTTAGTCGTTGAAGAAACAGTAACAGGACCACCTTGTACTGTTGAAGTTAAACCTTGTGATGATATTGCATTTGTAATAGCAGCAGTATCTCTACTAATTTGTGGTGTATTTGTTGACGCAACAATATCTTGTCCTGACCAGTTAATTTGCCAATCATTCCATTGTGAACCATTACCTGTTCCACCAACTGCAGCTGACCATGCAGCTTGGTCCTCATTAACCAAATTGATTGCTGGTTGTGTTGCTGTATCATACCAAATATCACTAGAAGGACTTAATTTTACTGCGCCATAAAAGTTAACCACATTAAATGGATTAACATTAATAATTTCTGTGGCCACATTTTGGAAAACTAAAGGAGTTTCATCATAAGAAAAAGTAACAATATTATCATTTAAGAATAATGAATTATTTTGTTTGCCTGTGGTTGTCTTAAATGATCCTTGTGTTGCAACCACATTGTATTGTGCAACATTAGAAAAGAATAATGGTCTGGCATATTTGTTTGTAGTATCAATAGATGCCGCATAATCAGGATTACTAACGTCAGCAACACTACCGCCATTAAATCCGTCAACTAAGAAACCATTCTTGAATAAAATATTCAAACCTGTGGAATCAGTAACGTCACTACCAGTAACTTCTTTTTCAGCCAATGATAATGATGTATAATATTCCAAATTACTAATTCTAGTATCTAATAATCCAATATCCCTCATTGTGTAACGTCTTAAAGTAGTTGGAGTATTAACTACAACACTACTATTAACTGTATAAGGAGGATATTGCAATGTGAATAATGTTAAAGCATCAGGAATATCAGCAGGTGCAATTGGATTATTATAAGAACTAACACCACGTAAAGTTTTAAATACTCCTGTTGGGTACATAACAACTTTATCAATACGTTGTAGATAGAATTTATAATCTGTGAAAGCATCACTAAAAGGTTCTGGTATTTGGAAGTTATCAAATGTAGTTACGCCAATACCATCTGTTCTACGTGGTCTAAAATCAATTACATCTCTTAGATTATATGTTGTACCATATTGTGGAGAAGTAAATGTTGGAATTTGTGAATAGGTTACCGGATAAGAATTAACTGTAAAGAATCCTAATCCACCTGAGTGTGTAAAATAATCAAATACAGCAACTGCTTGTCCTCTAGCTACACCAGAAGTATTTGTTACTTTACCATGGTCATAGTAAGCATCTTTTTGTCCATTATCTAAAACATAATATCCTTGTGTTACATCATACTTTGCTGACCACCAACTAGGATTTGTATCTGGTGTGTAATTTATATTTGTATTAGCTAAAGAGACATAAACATTACCGCTATAGAATGTCGCCGCATTTATAGGATAAGTTGTTGTGTTACTCCAAGTTCCGAAATAAGTTGCAGTATTTCCTATTTCAAAAATGCCTTTAAAATTATAAATGTCAGATACACCTAAATCAATTGGTGTTCCAATTGCGTTTGCTGAAAATGGCACCGCTGTATCTAAATGTAATACTTTATTCTTAATTGCATCACCAGCAACACTAACTGTTGCATAAATTGATGCAGAACCATTAAAGCCGCCTCCAATATTAATTGATGCTTGACCTGCACTTCCTGGCGTATTGGTAATTGTGATACTTACATTCGATTGGTCCATCGGAATTAATGTACCGGATGCATAACTTCCACTTGATGATGTTGTTACTACAGCAAAATTTAATTGTCTTAAAGCTGATGCAATTGTACCTGAACCACCAATAAATTGTTCATTTGAACCATTAGTGTTAATAGTATATTGACCATTAGTGAAAGATGTTGCGTTGAAGTATCTACGTGTTACATAATTTGTGTTTGCTACGTTAGCAATATTTTGTACAGGTAAAGCAAATACTAACGAATTATAATTACTATCGGTTAATGTTGCACCGGAAACTACGTTAGCTGCAAATGTAGGAGTAGTATAACTTCCAGAATAAGGAATTGCCATACTTACAACATTAGCAAATGGATTATTACTTAATGATACATTGTACAAAAATGCTTTATAGTTTGATGATGAACCTGTACCACTATCATAATTAAAGTTTCTTATATTTGCATAACCAATTTTTGTTAAAGATGATGCTAGTGTTGAAGCAACATTATGTAATTCTACTTGTGTTCCTATTTGAAAATTAGGTATAGAACCACGTAAATTGGTTACTTTAATATAATTACCATAATAAGTTGATATATCTTGGTAAGAAACTGTTTGAGTATCTCTTGCTTTTTCTAATTGATATGGTGTAGAAGATATTTTTTCTACTGGATAACCAGCAATGTATGCTTTACCAGCACTAATTGTTGCAGGTAAAGTATTTGCACTATCAAAATAATCACCAATATCTAAACTAAATGGTTGAACAATAAAGTCACCTGATTGGTCTGAAATACCTTGTGCAATTAAATCGCCTATATTAGATAAATTAGGATTAGTTGTTATTGATTCAACAATTCCTGAATTAATTCTACACAATTCAATAAATTTATTTGTAGTTAAATTTTGTACAACCTGTGTACTTAAATATGGTTTAGTTACAAGATTTAAAACAATTTGATATCTATCTGCACCAGGTGCTTGATAATTTGAAGCACCAATTGCTGGATCCAATAATGAAGAATCGCCATAAGAATCTACTTCATTTTCTACAACTTCAAAACCAACAACAACTGATGGGAAAGCATTTAATGCATCTGGTATAATAGTTGATGCTGAGTTTCTTACAAAATAACCATTTGTAAACCAAACACCTTCATCAATACCAACTTCTAATGCATATACAGAACAATATTGATTAATTGTTATAGATGTTGAACTTAAATCTTGTGTTAGTGGTGTGTTAATTGTTAATTGTGTTGAACTTAAAATACTCGTAACATAAGTATTAAGTTTAGCTGAAATTAAAACAATATTGTCACCAACATTTAAACCAGCGGTAGACATTGTAAGTGTGGTACTTAGATAAGAACCTGTGGCATTTCTTGTAAAAGAAGTTGAAGTAGTTGCTGTTGCGGTATATTGTGGAGCAATTACGTAACCAAGTGCTGCGTTTAAAGCATCACTTTTAGAAGCATATATGTTGATTGTTTCACCAGACGAAAATGATTTTCCGTTTGCAACGTTAACCGCTTTTGTTCTTAAATAATAATTGATATCATCAACAGAAATAATTTGTGAACAAAAACCTGATGTGCCACCAACTGCATATAATCCTACAAAACTATCGATTGTTGAAGAAACTGCTGAAGTAACTTTTAATGTGATAATATTGGAATCAATCCAAATATTTGCACCAGTAACTTTTGAACCATCTTTATAAATTCCTAAACCAAATTTAGTAATCTGGTCTTGTAATATTGATTGTGCCTGTGTTAATTCACGAGCTTGAACAGCATAACCTGGTTTAAAAAGAATACGATGAAAGTTTTTGGTTGCATCAAAATCATCGTAATAAGGTCCAACGTTAAAATTCAGAGACATTTTATTCCTTTAATATCCTAATACAATCTTAAATTGTTCTATACCGTCAGAACTTCTTTGTATACCGCTTCTATTTTCTATGTAACTCATATAACCTGAATGTATTACAAAATTTGGTAAATTATATGATAATAGTGTTCTTACTGTTCCTGAGGTTGGTCTTCCTGAAACCACAGCTGTACCATATAAAGATTGGTTTGGTTGTGGTGTTCCTACTGTATTTATTAGCTTTACCACGTTGCCTGCTTGGTCAAAACTCAAAACTGTGCCATAAAAATAAGCTGTTGCCAAAGAGGTGCCTTGGAAAACAATTTCATCTGTTACAAAAGAACCTTGTCCTGAAGCAACAGTTAAATTAGTTGTTGTACTATAAATTGAACCGTTTGCAGGAGCAGGTGAAAGTTGTGTTGTGGTAGGATTACTTATAATACCTAATTGATGAAAGGTAATATCTGTTGGTATTAATCCATTTTCACTTCCATTAAATTGAGCCGTTAACATAACTCTATGACAACCCAATTCTGAAGGTATATCATAACCATGGCCGTTCGTAGGACTTACAGGAGCTACAAAGGTTGCGTTTGTTCCATAAAATGAACTTACTGCTACATTACAATATGTATAATTTGAACCTGCGTTGGTTACAACAATATCGGTAATTATTCCATTAGATATAACGGGAGTAGCAGCTGCACCAGTACCATCTCCTGTTATGACTATTGAAACTGTTGCATTGGCTGGGTCAAAACCTGAGCCTTGATTAGTCACGTTAATTACTTCAATATCACCACAACCGGCATTGGTCATTAATGGGTTTGGAGTATTTGCACCAATTGGTATTGGCATCCAAGTTGTGTCCATGAATTTTGTTTTTAAGCCACTATCAATCGTATACAAATATTTCCATTTATAATTATCTAAACCTTGAAATATATTATTATTTCCGTAAGTTCCTGGTTCAAAATAAGGTTCTATTGTAGATGGTTGACCATTATTATTCCAAAGACATTTAAAAACTTGGTCATATTTGTTTTTAATATAAAACGTTAAATTAAAATAACCATTAATATCTTTTGAAAACATATCAATATCGTCACGATAATAATCATAAACAACACCGGATAACCAATCAAATCGTTGAACAACAGGACATATATCGTTTGATGTAATTTCTTTTACTACAAAAATATTTTTATATACACTTTTAATATATTTTTGGTCTTGTGTAGGTACTGGAGGAGCAGAATCGTTTGGCCACAAATCATTTTTTGCAAGAAAGCAATATAATGTGGATAATGGTGTAGAATAATTTGGAGGTACAACTACCACAGGAGAATAATAAACTTGTTCTACTGAAGAAACTGCTGCGCCGTATGTAAGTATATTTTGGTTCATGTCTTATTTATTCGCTCTAAAAGTAAAATCGCTTTTGGAACTCTAGGATTGCGTCCGGATTATTTTGGGGCCGGAACAGGAATTTCGAAATTTCCATAATTCATTATACACCAGATGAAATCACAGCAACAAGAGTATTTGCAAGCGTACCATCTAAACATGTGTAAAGTATTTTTGCTGTTTGTGTTCCAGCTAAAGTAAATCCTGTTGCACCCATTGTTGAATTTAAAGGAGTTATTCCGTGTGTAACAGTTCTATTACCGGTCGCTGTATTAGTTACCCACACTTCTAAAGTTTTACCCGCCACAAAATTAGCAGGAGTAATTGTTAAAGCTGCGGAAATTGTACAGTAAACAATACTGTCTGTTGTGAAATTAACAGTAATGGCTGTTTGTGCGCCAGAATATTGTCTAACAGTATTAATAATACCTTTTACAGGAGTAATTGTGTTTGCAAATGTTGTTGTATTTGCAGATATAGAAACTATATTTTGAACTAATACGTTTGAACCAACTGGAGTTACAGTAAAATTAATTACTGAACCTTTATTAGTGTCTGAATAATTTTCAGCAGCAATTATATCCATCCTAGCAACACCCAAAGGAGAATAATTTGATGTACCGTATCCATTACCTGCAAATCGCATTAATACATCGCCTGCTTGAGCTGCTAAAGGATAAGCAACGTTACCTCTTGCAGAACGACCTGCTATCAAACCATAAGCATTACCTGCTAAACTAGTAGAATCAACTAAAATTCTTGTTGGTAAATTATCTTTACCAATAATTTGAACCATTGTTCCGTCTTGTGTAGTTTGTTGTGCAAGACCACCAGTTGAACCATCAATTCTTACTGCTGACGTAGTTGATGAAAAGGTAGAATTATTTACTCTTAATGAACCTTGTACTGTAACTGCTGGAGCAACAATAGTGCCATTAGCATAAATTGCTACATTACCCACAATAAAAGCAGCGGTATTATTTACTTGTAAAACAGTATTTGAAACGGATATTGTGGCATCATAACCTGTAATTTGGTCTAACATATGGATGGTATTAGCGCCTAGCCATAATGAACCAATACGATTTGTTACAGAACCTATTTGAAAAGTATTTGATATAGAGGGAATTAAATTTGTAGTAAAATAATTATTAAAAGCAACATTACCATTTAAAGTAATATTACCATTGGCGCCTGCTGTATTTGATGTGCCAGCATTTAAAGTAATATTGCCACCACCGCCACTTACAGAACCGCCACGACCAGAAGTAATTGTTATGTTACCACCATTACTTGTCGATAAATCATCACCTGCAGTAATGAAGAAATCTTTATTACCACCAGAAGCTGTACCCGTTTTAATAATTGCGTTTGCAAGAAATGATATTTGATTAGGATAAAGAATTTGTGTAGTAACGTTACCTGTTGTGGTTAATGAACCAGCAAATGTGCCAGTTGTATTTTGCAAAGCAGAATTTGCAGTATTAAAAGCAGCAAGAGCAAAAGTATTTTGCCCAGCATCAACACCACTAACATAAGTGTCTATGGTATTTTGATAATTATTAACACTTTGTAAATAGGTTAACGTTGTATTTTGTGTAACGTTAACGCCATACAAATAAGCAATACTAGTATTTGAATTGGCAAAAGCCGCATTTGCTTGAATAAATGCTTGATTAGCGTTATAATATGCAGAAGTTGCTAAAGAATTACCAGCATTTGCTTGTACAAAAGCTGCATTAGCTTGAATAAATCCAGCGTTTGCCACATTTGCAGAAGCTCTTGCAAAATCGCCAGCAACCGCAGCCGTTGATTGTGTTGTTCCGTCAGCAAATATGTAAACATTTGATGTTGATACATTTGCATTAACAACTAAAGGTTTATTAAATGTGAAATTTTTGTTAGTAACATAACCAACGATATTTTGTGTAAATGTATTACCTACCATAAACACAATATTTGCGTTTGCGGATGCAGTACCAATAACTAAATTGCCTTGATAACTTGTATCTGTTGGTCCATGAACATACAAATAACCGTCAAATGAATTAAAAGCTGTATAACCTGCATTGTTACCTGTATATTGTGAATTGTTAATCCCTAAATCTAAGTAAGATGTTGTGTTTGAACCTGTATCCGCAGTAATTACAAAATCGCCTGAACCTGTTCCGTTGAAATTTTGTAAATTAACTTGTAAATATGTTGGATCATTACCACTAAATTGAGCGAGTGTATTTAATAAAACAACTGGATTTAAGCCTACATTTAATATATTATTAGAATAAAGACCTTGTGCTAATGTTGTAATAGTCAAACGACCTGTTTGTGCAGTAGGCACATCAACACCAACAAATAAAGTATTTGCTGTGTTGGCATTAAGCTGCGGTATTAAAGGTAATTGTGATATTTTTACTGTTGACATTTTTTATCCTAATAGAATTAAGGTTCCATCCTCTGTCGTTAAATCGACATCATTTTCTGTTCCTAATTGGGGCACATATTGAATACCCACATAACCATATACTTTAACTTGTGATGTGGTTATTCCTCGTTTAACATCCATCAAACCATTTGAACTATTCCCAGTCAAACTACTAGATAAAGTAATAATACCATTTGAATAATCTATACTAGAAACAGTTTTTGTTTGATTATTTACTCTGATTGTATCACCAATAAAGACTATATCTTGTAGGTGGTTTTGTGTATTACTATAATTACCGTTATTGATTATATCATAGGTACCGGTCAAATATTGTATATTTATCTTATTAGTATTAGCGGTCACATATGCAACATTTGGGAATGTTAACCAAGTATTTGTTTTTAAATAAATCTGTGCATTTGCACTATCTATTTGAATAACTTCTGATTTAACGTTAATGCCACCAACCGTAGGAATTACTTCAATAACACTATTAGATATAGTTGAACTACCCGTAATAAAAATATTATTTAAATTAGCTAACTGTAAATTTGTAAAAGTGATGATATTATTACTTTTATTTGTAAAATCCGTTCCCATATTAGCATAAGTTACTAAATTTGTATAGTAACTTAATGTATGTCCTTGTAATAATCCTTCAACACCAGTAGTTGTAAAACTATTTGCAGATTTTAATGCATAACGTCCAAGCACTTTTAAACCTGTTGGATGTATTAAATTTAGTAACGTACTTCTATATTTTGAAATAGCTTCTTCAACGGTAATTTGATACGTAAAATTGTTATAATCAACACTTTGTAATACATCATAACCACTAAGTTGTCCTACTTTATCCAAATATTGTCCTGAACCAATCACTAAACCATTTAAAAATGTTGCGGCAGCTCTTGCTCTACCATCACCATAAGTTTTAATACCATTTGTGTATGTTGAATTGGTTGTGTTTGATATCCATAAATTGATTGGTTTTCCTACAACATTAAGTGTTTGACTTGTATTTGGTGTACCCACATAATTATAAACTCGTAAACTATAAACTGAATTTGCGGGGTAAGCAATATTTGAACTCACTAAAGAAACTGAATTTACAGAAGCAGTATATAAAGATACTGCAACATTACTACCTTGGTAAATAACGTCTCCAGCTTTAGGAACATAAATTGAACCAACATTTGAAACCAATATATCTTCAACTCGTAATGATACATTTGGAGAAGAAACGTAATCTTCACCATAAGTATCAATATTAATTGAATTAACGGCACCAATACTATCGGTATTAGCACTAAATGTTGCACCTGTTCCTAATATTCCTAAAACATTAACTATTCCACCAACACCACCTGACGATACGACATTTGCTTTAGGAATTCCTGATGATAATTTATAACCCATACCACCTAATGGATAAACAGCATTTGTATTGGTATAATAACCAACTTTTGTTATTTCACCACGAATCGAAACAGCAGTTACATTTGCATATGCACCATAACCTGAACCTCCTGAAAATGTAATTTGGTCACCCACAGAATACCCTGTTCCTGTGTTAGCAATTTGTAGAGGACCTAAAATTCCTATCGAAGATAAATCTACAACAGTATTGGATGTATCTAAATTATTTGTTGTTATTAAAGATTGTGCTGTAATTGTTGGAGTTTGTGAAATACCTCCTCCACCATTTGTAACTAATACAGAAGAAATAGGACTTACTGAAAAACTTTTTAAAGTTAAAGCATTAATTAATTTTGTATTTGCATTAGCCGTAGGATTATTTGGAAATACTAAATTGGTTGAATTGATTGGAACACTTGCAAAATTATAAATCGCATCAATATTAATATTTGTTGCGTTTGTGGTATTTGCTGAAGAAGGATCCACAGAAGCAATTTGTGCGGTTGCACCACCGCCATTGTAAATATTAATTATTGAATTTGGAAACGTAGTGTAACCAAAACCTCCAGTAAGAACATTGATTGATTTAATACTACCAACACTAACAGTTCCCACCTCAGCTGTACCGCCTATAGGATTAGGAGTATTAGCGTTTAATCCACCATAGACAACAACTGGGTCCCCAGGTTTATAATAAACTCCTCGATAATTAGGATTTATATTAATCTGACTGATTTGCCCTACTAATTTACCTCTTAAAGGAACACCATTAAAAAGAACATCTTGGTTATAATTGTCTACAACTCTAATAAATTCACCGGATTGGAATAATCTTTCAATATTGGAAATGAATATTTCTGTTTTTAATCCAGTGAGTGCAGTATTTTCAACTGTTGCAATAGATTTAGTTGTTTCTCCAAAAACTCTTAATGCGCCTTGATTATTATAATTGTGAATGGTTAACCAATTAGGGTCATTTGATGCCACTTTAATACTTTTTGGTATATACCAGTTACCTGATGAAGCTTTTAAAACCGAATCTTTCGTGTAGTAGACATCAAAATCTGAATTGTATAATACACGAAATAAAAATTTAAATGCTTGTGGAACGCCTTTAGACTGATAAAATTCTTTTGCAAATTTTACAGCATTAATAGGACTTGCCATAAAATCAGCAGGAAAATAAGGCAAAAAGTCATTAATAAAATATTGAATAAATTCAGATGTGGTATTATCAATATCAGTATAATTTAATATATTCTTTGTTCTATCAATTACATTACTATCATTTTCTAACCATTCATAATAAGCTTGAATAAAAGAAACAAAATTGACGTAATTAGGATCTTCCCGAATAAATCCAGGAAGTTGATAAGGTATTAATAAAGAGGTTTTATGATTATAGGGTATCATTAACTAGATTTTTGAATTACGTTAACCAGTATTGCGTTGGAATCAAAAGGGTCAATTGTAATAATTCTATTATAATTTGATGAAATTACCGAACTACTTGGAGTAACACTTAGTGTAAATTGTCCAAGAGGATTATCAACACCAACAGGATTAAATCCGTTTAAAGTAATTTGGCCAGTAGAATAATCTACAGTACCTATATTAGGATATAAAATTGTTTTTGCACTATTTGAATTATCATAGTATGCTCTTAATGTTCCGTATCTGCCTTGTAAATTAACAGTTAGTGCTGCTAATTGACCTGTTGTATCACCAGGTTGAGGTGTTATAGTAGCAATTGCACTTGTATAATTGTTACCTGAATTTGTAACGACTACACTTTTAATTGAACCACCATCCATAATAGGATAAGCATTTGCACCAACACCATCACCTAAAATTGTAATTAACGGAGGATATTGATATCCAAAACCAGGATTTACAATTGATAAACTATCGACACCAAAAGTTGATTGCGGAACTTCATCAATATAAACATTGTTAATTATATTTGATGGATTTATAGGGTCGATAAAAGATAATGCGGGTGAACTACTAATTCCACCTTTATAACTTTTTTGTAATGGCGTATTATAATATAAATTATATGTTGTACCAGTTGTAAAATTTGGATAAATCTTTTTCTGAATTTTTAAATTATATTCACTGGTAATAATAGATGGACTATATTGTTGTATTGTATTTAATAAATCAAAAGCACTAAACGTAGAATTGAAAGTGTTTAACGTTGAGTTACCAAAATTTGAAATTGCAGTTGTGATACCGGCTTGGAGTTGTGTTGGTGTCAATGATGTTTTTAAGGGATCATAATAGACATTTACTTGTAATTGTAAATATGTATAATCTGGTTGTACGATTGTTGGTGTAACTGTCAAAACAGAAATTGGTTTAATAATATCATTTATTATTAATTGTTTTTGTATTTCTGTTAAAGCATAAGCACCTGAAGGTTTTAAAGAAATAAAAACTTGGCCATAAACGGGTGGGTCATTTTCTTCTCCACCCCAAACATTTACCGCATCAAAAGAAAAACCTAAATTATTTTGTTGAATTGCAGTAATATAATCTTGCTTGGTAACAGCACGACCTTGTGCTGAATAAGATTTTGTTGCCTGATATTTAATTGATGTAATACTTTCTTTATTTCCACCATTTGTTGCTGGAATAACAGGTTTAATCAGTACACTTGTTGCACCTGTAAAAGCGTCAGCCATAACAAAATTATTTGCACCAGCTGAAGCGGTACCCTCGGTAGTTAAATACGTGACAATAATAATATTACCATCAGATAACTCTTGTCCTAAAATGCCATCACCAAAAGAAATTTGATAATTTCCATTTCTCATTTCTCCAACAAAATATACAGCATCAGTAGGCATTAAATCTAAAAATTTAGTTGAAGGTTGGAATACTTGGTAAGAAGTATTTGAAACTGATTGTTGTACTAAAACTTTAATTGTTGAGGTGTCAATTTTTGAATTAGTTAATTCAAACACATAATTTGGATTTAAATTACTATTAACGGTGTATGTGTGAGTTACTAAAAGGCCTTGCTTAATTTCAACAGACGGAAATATTGCAGTATTGGCTACAACCTGTGTTGTATAAACATCTGTCGTTACAAAATTATAATTTACTCCGTGTACAGGCTCAGATAAAAAATTAGTATATTGCGGTAAAGTAAATGTACTATTTGCAATACCTTTAAATATAACATTTGCTGTAGCTGTTGGCGCAATTGCAGATTTTGGAACATAATTTAATAATTTTGCATGTGAAACAACTGAACCTCTTTGTAATGCAGAATCTAAAAACATTTCATTTGCGACCATATTCAAATAAAATGCATTATATTGTGTGTTGTATGTTAAAACGTCCAATAAAGTGGACATGTTTGAACCGGCAAAATTATAATCTTTAAATGCATCTTGGGTTTGCAAATAATTGATAAAATTTTGTTTAATGTTATTGAAATCTAATTCAGTAACTCTTGTAACTGTATTTGAAGCCATTACCTTGACCTTTCAAGTAATAAATTTACCGCTGTCGGCAGAGTACTATTCCCAATATAAAATGTTACGGTTGCACCAAAAGCATTTTTATCAGGTAAAGGAATTATATCCACTTTTTGTAATGTTGCTCTAGGTTCATGATTTTTAATAACACTTTCAATTTCTTTTTTAATTAAAGTACCAGTTAACGGAGTAATTGGTTCAAATAAAAGTTGATTTATGTTTGAACCAATGTTAGGTTGAAATGGTCTTTCATAAGTATTTGTCAATAATAGAGCTCTAATTGCACGAATTACTGATTGTTCATCATAACTTAAAGCGATATCCCCTGTCACCGGTAAAGGTAAGAAATTTAAATCTATATCGGAATATAATCTTTTGATGGTTGCCATTTAGTATTTAGTGTTAGAATTGGTTAAAATACTGATAATAACTAGTTTGATTGGCTGCCGGATTATTTGTAGGTGTTACGTCAATAACAACATTTGAACCAACTAAAGAAATTGTTGCAGTTGCGCCTGTACCATTATCTAAAGCAACAATATCAACCGTTGCATTAGTGAAACCAGAACCTGGATTATCTATTACAACTTCTGTTACTTTTCCATCAACTACAAGTGCGTGGGCTGACGCTCCAGAACCATCACCATTGATTACAACTTGTGGAGGATAATAATAATTTGAACCTCCGTTTGTAATAGTTATGCTTTGAACTACTTGCGTTGTTGCATTTAAATTTGATTTTAAACCTGGAGAACCTATCAAATTATTAATTAACCAAGTTTTTGTTACACCTATACCTTCTAAACTTCTTAACATAGCATAATTTTTTAATAATGTTAGTGCATTTGCATAATAATTCGTATCACTTGTTCTTCTACTATCTAAAAGTGTAATTAAAGTATTCATTGAATAGTTAGCACTACTGTCTCCTCCAGTATAACTTTGAGCCCAGCTAGTTAAACCTAAATTATAACCATAGGTTATAGTATTAGTTAAAAATAAAGAGGTCATTCCCGCTAAAACCGGTAATGTTGTGTTTATGCCATCAGTTTTATATAAAAGTGGTAATAATTGTGTACCTACAGCTGTTACACCATCTAAAGTAGGGTATATGTAACCACCGTGAGGGTCTAATGTTGATAGAAACAATTGTTGACCTCTAGTATTTCCACTATTCATACCAGAAAGATTGTCTGTATGGTATCTAAAATTATCTAACGCTTGTATACATGTACTAACGACCGCACCAATAACATTATCTGTTCCGCTTCTAGGTTGTGGTAAGCTATTAAATGTATTTAAAGCAATATGTAAATTACTTGCTAAACTAACACAAACACTATTACATGGATTGACATATAAATCCCAAGGATTTGCCGTCTGTGATTGTAAATTAGCTATTTGCCAATCAGTTAATTTGATATTTTTAGAAGCAGTTTGGATAGATTGTAATGATTGATTAGTTGGATAAAGTGCTGCTCCAAATTGACTGTAATCAAAATTGGAGTCGTATCCTAGGGAAGGCCATAAATGTGTGTTAGTTATCATATTATTTTAAAACATTGGTTGTAAAGCTGCGGAAGTTCCACCTTCAGCAACATGGTTGTGACCATTATAGGTATCCCTCATATCTTGCATTGAACTTAAGAAATCATTTACCATGCCATCAGAAGTGACTTGGTCATAAGCATGTACAAAAGGTGTAGTCATAGAAACGTTTGAAACAATTTCACCAATAGCATTTTCTGGTCCATCTTCCGTAAACCCGCAATTGATTCCGCCTATAGAATCAATTCCACCTTGTGAAAATACTTTATAACCACAAGTTAAGTTAGTTGTTGCGTTAATACTAGCACCACTTGTAATACTTCCTGATACAATTAAATCTGCATTTATTTGTACAGCGTTTTGACAAGTCAAAGTAATATCTCCTTCTGTAGCACCAGCATCAATATTAACTTCTTGACCAGCAAGAACATTTATATCGCCTTCAGCTTTAATATTTGCATCACCACCATAACTCATATATAATTTTCCATCAATTTGATTATACATGTCACCATAAACATGCAATTTTGCATCACCATGCACTTCTATATTACAAGTACCATTAATAATTACACTTTTATCTTTAATAACAACTTCAAAACTATCACCATAAACAACCATTTCATGTGAACCATCTGGTTGAAATTCAATATGTGAAGCTGTGCGGTGTTGTAAACGAACTCTTTCATTATCGGGAGTATCGTCCATCAAAAAGAAATGACCTGATTCAGTATTCTTTATATCAATGTAAGGATACTTACCGGTTGTTGCTTCGGTATCTGAATATGTTGTACTTCCTATAGGAGCTTTATTTGGCATAATTTATTCCTATAACATCTTACCAAAAACTTTTGGTGTTGGAGCTTTACCTGAAAATTGTGCTTTTAAAAGGTTAACATTTGAATTTAAGAGAGCTGCATCTTTTCCTATTGAAGCTGCAGTTCCAATTGTTTGTTTTGCAGTTCTTAATAATTCTCCAATACCTAAATTTGGTCCTCCACCTGAGGTTAAACCGCCAATAGCAGCAGATAAAGCACCTTCAAGAGCATTTTCTAATAACTTTAAACATTTTGCTAAAGCTAATGCGATTGCCGCAGGCAATGCTTTTATCCAAGCAATTAATTTATTTAATTCACCAACCAATCTATTTGCAGCTTTAATAGTGTTATCAATAGTTTTTAAAATTCTGTTTAATAATTTTAGTTTTCCTGTAATCCACTTAATTGCTTCTCGCAATTGTGTACCTAGAGAACTTTCAGAATCTTCACCTTGCATTGCAGATTCAATTGCTGCTCTTACTTCTTGCATTGCAGTTCTAATTAAACCATTAATATATGCAAAATCATAAGCTAGAGTTGATTTTGGGTCACAGATATGAAATACAGAAAAGTTAGTATAACTCATACCACCTTTATCAATGTAACCCCTTGACATTGGATGTGTGGTTGGTTGACCTGGCACACCAAGTCTGTCGCCAACAAAAAGTGGTTTTGGTGGATTCGCTTCTTTATTTCCTTGAAACGAACCATCATCATAATACTGTTCAGTTAATTGTGTCATTTTTTCTCCTATGCATATCCACCAGTATCACCATTAGCGCTTCCTCCTTCTGGCGAATCTGTTGGTGTGTAATCTTCGTAAATAAAGTTTTCTGGATCTTGTCCTTCATAAACAGTAGGGTCTATATACGTATTTTCATTTATATCAGTATCTTCATTATCTGGATTATCTTGTTGATTATCAGACGTTATACTATCCGGTGCTTGGTAAATTCCTGGCAATACTCCCATCATGATAGGGAATTGACCACTTTCACCATCCATAAAGAATCCCATTACCCAATCACCAAAAAGAGGAGCAGAAAAAGATTTTGAATTATTTATAGGGTACATTGGATGTGCCCAAGGCAAATCAATAGTTTTAATTTCTGGACCATACCAACCAAAAATACGAACTTGACATCTTCCAAGTCCTAAAGGGTCAACACGATTTTCAACAATGCCTACCCACCAGATAAATCCATTTAATCCAGCAAAATTATTTTCTTTTTTCATTAATCAAATAGTCCTTTAACCAAACCTTGCATACCAGTAGAACTGTTATTTAATGCTGCATATTCTGTTGGTGTACTCTCTTTTGCTATTTCTAAAACTGTAATATATTCATTTGTATTAATTATATGTCTAACAGCAGTAACCAAATAATTACCTGAATAAAATTGGTCAGGAGCTTTTTGGTTTGGATTAATAGACAGCAGTGAAAAATTAATTACTGCTCCGACAGTAAGACCAGGATCTCCCGGAACTGATATTTTAACTCTGTGATAATTAACTAAATTTAATTGTGATGTTCTATGAGGAATATAAGTTTCTGCATGAATATCGCTTGCTATTGTTCCATATTCTTCACTTGTACTTTCTATATATGGCACAACTTTCTGATTAAAATTTGAATACACCAATTTGTAAACGGCATCAGCTGTTTTATTTTGTGTTTTTCCAAATCGATTTTTATAAAGATTAGTTATTGGAGCACCATTTAATGAAACTGCTTCGTTTTGATAATTCATATAATCAAACGTGGTAGTTTTTACCCTTCTGCTTAAAATATCAACCGACAATAGTTTATTGGCAAATGTTCCTGTTGTTACTCCTCGTAATGTATCAAAAGAATCTAATATTTCATAAGTGCTAACAGTATATACTTCACCATTTAAATCGGTGGGGTCTACATTTTTTGGATTATAGGCATAGTAAGAATAAGGAGAACCATTAAATAAAGTTTGTAATGATGTAAAATTAAAACCAAATTTGTTTTCAAAAAAGAAAAAATCTGCGCCTGGATTTCCTGATGCAGGTCTGGCATAATTGGCCATCCAATTAATTGCATCAAATGGTTTAATTGTAGGTACTATAAAATCATATAAACCGGTTGTTGTTTCAACCATTGATATTTTTGAACTTGGTACTTTTAATTTGTTCAATAATATATCATTTACATTATCGGAAATTATTTGTTGTGGATATGCTTTACATATTTTAATTTGTTCATTGAGTAATAATTCTTCTGAACAAAAATATAAACAATAAGATTCTGTATATTGTGAACCTTCTAGTTGTCTTTTTGCAACTTTATAAACTCTTAAATTTTTATAAATTTCATCCGATTCATCTATTTTAGAAAATCGAATAGTTAAAAATTCATTACCATTTATGTTTAATGCTTCTAAAAAACTTTGTGAATCACCAACCATTAAATAACCAGAAACGGTACTACTGAATATATCTTCATGATAAGATAATTCTACTAATATATTTTTTAAATCTAGATTTTGTATCGGTGAAGTTATACTTAACTCCACCAACTTATAATCCTTTGGATAACGAATTCCCATTTTTTATAATTTCATTAAAGTTGAAAACTGTTTTTCAATTTGACCAACATAGGAAGAGTTAATTAAATTAATTTTTCTTTTTGCTTCATTAATTTCATTTTGTCTATCGTAAATACTTACACCATAAGCTTTTATTGTTTTTGTTACTGTATGACCATCAGCAAAAGCTTGAGTTACAGTAGAAGGAACAAACAATTGATATTCTGTTGGATCCATTCTCATTGTTGTAACATTGTTATAACGAGAATTACTATCTTTTGTGGTTACCTGTTTTCTATATTCAAAAACAGTTTGTTGACAATAAGAAATTACATTAGGTACATTAGATGCAGCTGCAGCACTCGCATATCTATCAGTTAAATAATCGTTCATTTGTTGGGACGTTAAAGGCCATTGCCATTGTGGATCCAATATTTGATTTGCAAATAAAACTAACCAATATCTATTTGGGTCACCATAATATTTTGTTGCAATAATATCAGGAGTATCTCCTTCTTGTATATCATAAGAATAAAACAACATTGGATTATTAAGTAAATCAGGAATAACATTAACTCTTGTCAACAAATTGGTTAACAATACAAGATTGTTATTAAAATCTGGAACAGGAACTTTAGGAAATTGTGAGAAATAATACATTAACGCAATCCTCCTTTAACATTTGGATTACTAAATCCTGCTTGTATTTTTTCTTTGGTGACAATTTCAACTTCTTTGAATCCTAATGTTAATTGTGTTTGAACTGGCGCACCATCTTCATATGCAGCGAAACCATTAGGGGCATAATTAACATCTATATCAGTAAGAACACAATCACCGTATTTTGGTAAATAAACGTTTTCATCACTATTAATCATAAACGATACATTGAATATTGAAGGAGGGACCAAATACATATTATTTGTTTCTGTTTGTGTTGCATTTTGTAAACTTGGTGCAAAATGATATTTAAACATATTTACAATATGGTCAATTTGTTGTGATTCTTCAGATGAATTTGGAGTAAATATAAAATTTAATTGAAACCCTCTTAAACCAACACCACGATATATCATTTGTAATTGTGGATTTACAGCATAACCTTTTCCTTTTACTGCTAAATCACTAAACAATTGTGCATCAAGTCCTAAACCAAGTCCTTTACCAAGGTCGTTAATACCACTAGCGCCAAGCTTTGTTAATAAAGCAACAGCTGCAGGATCCGTACTTGCTATATTACCTGCAGTTTTTGCTACACGTTTCATTTGTTGAGAAAGACTTCCTCCACTTGCACCAATATCTTGTCTTTGTCCTTTTTGTGCAATTTGGTCAATTGCTTTTAATGTAGTATATGCACTACCCAGGTCGGTTAACCGTATTTCATCATATGAAGCACTATAAGTAGCATTTAAACTATCTGGCATATATAAAGAAATTACTGCCGTAGGTTTAGTTCTTTGTGGTGATATTGTTAAACCTTGTGAAATTGCATTTGTTACAGTACCAATAGTGTCTGTAATAGTACTACCTAGACTACCTAAAGACAATCCTCCAGAATCACTTGAATTGTTTGAATTGCCACCAAAAAAAGACGTAGCTTCATCAGCAAGACCTTGTAAAAATGAACCTACACCAGTAAAATTAACAGCATCACCACCAATTAATGAACTTTTATCAATTCTTCCTTGACCAGGATTACTCCCATAATCAGCAGGAATAATTTCACTAACCGAAAATTGAACATAATGAGATTTTGATGGATCCGTTGCTAAATCTGAAGGCCAATGGTACGTGTCTAAACCAGGACCTGCAAATAAAGAAGCTAGAGGTCCGTTAGGCGTATTGATTGAAGAAGGAAGTGATACTCCAGCAATTGAATTAGGTATTGATATGATAGCCATAATTTCTCTTAATAGTTGACTAATATATATTTATATGGCTTACTCAGGACGTTTTATACCAAAAAACCCACAAAAGTATGTGGGAGACCCAAATAATATCATTTACCGCTCTTCGTGGGAGTGTAAATGCATGGATTGGTTCGACCGAAATTCTGATGTTATTACATGGGCATCGGAAGAATTGGTTGTACCTTATAAGTCTCCGGCTGACGGCCGTTATCACCGTTACTTCCCTGATTTTCTAATTAAAATCAAAACCAAAGATAACAAATTTAAAACTTTAATGATAGAAGTGAAACCAAAAAAACAAACACGACCGCCTGAACAAAAAAAGAGAATCACAAAACAGTATATAAATGAGGTGGTAACCTATGGCGTCAATCAAGCAAAATGGAAAGCCGCCAACGAATATTGTAAAGATAGAGGATGGGAATTTAAAGTTATAACTGAAGATGACCTAGGAATCAACTAAATAATCAATGACATCTAAATTAACATCTCTTTCCACACAAAAGTCTGCCCAAGAATTGCAAACTATGTCTAGGGATTCTATTGCATGGTTGATGGCCAAAATCAATACTATTCGTAATCCTTCATTAGTTGCATCTAGTATTAGAAAAGAAACATTTAGAGAAAGTCGATTTAAATTAGGAGGTTTGTATTTCTTCTATTACGACCCAAAAGGTAAAGATACTTTACCATATTATGATAGGTTTCCACTTGTTTTGGCATTACAAAAGTATCCCGATGGTTTTTTAGGTCTTAATATCCATTATCTGCCGGTAAAATACCGAGTGGCATTTATGGGTAAATTAATGGATTATGCATCGTTGGACGATTCAGGTGATATTAAGCGTATGCGTATCACATATGATATTTTAACAGCGTCCAGGCGCTTCCGTGAGTTCAAACCGTGCATTAAAAGATATTTGAATAGTCACGTTAAATCAAAAATACTTGCCGTTCAGCCAAATGAATGGGATGTGGCAACTTTATTACCTGTCCAGCAATTTAAAGGTGCCAAACCCGATGAAATTTGGAAAGAATCGGTAGAAGAAATAAGGAATAATTAAAAATGCCAGGTAGTATATCTGATTTTAAAGCCAGTTTTAACAACGGGGGTATAGCAAGACCTAGTAGGTTTGATGTAAGTATTCCTGTACCACTTACATTAATACCTTATAGAGGTATTAGTTCACAATTGTCTTTACGTTGTGAAACTACTGAATTACCAAGTAGAACATTTGCAACAGCTGAAAGAAAAGTTGGTTCAAATCCTTCACAAAAATTTCCTTACATAGCAAGTTATAATGATATTTCTATGACATTTATTGTATCTGAAGATATGTCGGAAAAAACATTCTTTGACACATGGATGGAATATATTAATCCAACATACTCATTTAATTTTAGATATAAGCAAGATTATGTTTCGAGCATATTAGTTAATCAATATGACGCTACTAATACATTAACATATTCTATCAATTTAATTGACGCTTTTCCTGTTGCAGTTAATCAATTAGATTTAGATTGGTCTACTGAAGGACATCATAAATTAACTGTTGTATTTGCCTATAGTTATTGGGTTAATAATTCGATACAAGCATTGGGTGCAAGTTTATTGTCAAGTGCAATCGCTTCTGTTGTTGGAGGTTTAGGTGGATTAGGTTCATTAGATGGTAATGACGGACCAGATCCATACAATCCATTTAGCACAATAAATAGTCTTAATCCTAATGCTCAGAATAGAGGATATAGTGGTGTAGGTGGTGGTGGAGGTATTAATATTGGTAACGAAAGTAATTTTGGTGTACAAAAGCTTGATGATGGTTCTTCAATACAGACTTTTGATGATGGTTCTACATTAGTAACAGATAGTGAAGGTGGACTATCTTCCACACCAGCAATAGATGGGGCATCACAAAATACTGATATACCTTCTGGGGATTTTGATGCAGTTGAAGAAGATACGGGTAATGAAGCATATTATCCAGAATAATTTTTAATTAAGGAGTGAAAATAAAATGGCTTTACCTAAAATTGATACGCCGGTTTATGATATAGATTTACCGTTATCAAAGAAAAATATTCGTTTTAGACCGTTTCTTGTAAAAGAACAACGTAATTTAATGATGGCAATGGAATCTGATGATAAAGAAACTATTGAAAAAAATATTAAACAAGTTTTACATAATTGTACATTGTCGGATATTGTCATTGATGAACTTCCTATTATTGATGTTGAATATTATTTTCTTCAATTAAGAGCAAGGTCAGTTGGCGAAACAATTGATACTAGATATCGTTGTGAAAATCTTGTACAAAATCCTGACAAACCAAATCCTACTCCTTGTAACAATGTTATGAAAACATCAATTAATTTGTTAGACATAAAAGTTAACAAAGATGAAAAGGTTAAAGATGTTGTACAATTAAATTCAAATCTTAGTATGAAATTAAGATATCCACAATTTTCTATTGTTGAAAAAGCAAGTAGATTAGAAACAGCGACAGATTTAGCTTTTAATATGGTTGTAGATAGTATAGAATATATTTTTGACGGTGAACAATATTATTATGCAAAAGAAACTCCTCAACAAGAATTGATTGAGTTTGTTGAATCATTAAACCAAGAACAGTTTGCTCTGATTGAAGATTTTTTTAATAACCTACCAACACTAAACAAGACTATTGAATTAGATTGTAGTAAATGTGGGTTTCATCATACAATTGATGTGGAAGGCCTAGAAAGTTTTTTCGGCTAACATTTCGTCATGACAATTTAACAAATTATTACAGAACAAACTTTTCATTGATGCAGCACCACAAATATAGTTTGACTGAACTTGATAACATGATACCTTGGGAACGTGATATCTATGTTGCTATGCTTATACAATACATTGAAGAAGAAAACGAAAAAATTAAGCAAAGACAAGGTAAATAATGCAATCAGAAGCATTAGAAAGAACATCACAAGGATTAGTTAAAAAATTTGACCCGTTGATGATTGCTAAATCATTTATTGGTAAAATTGGTGATGCTTTGCTCAGTCGCACTCCCACATTAAAAAAGAATGATACGATTGCTGAACAAAAAACAGCAAGCGATACAACACCTGGTTCTGGTAGAAAAGTTGGTAAAATTGATACAGCTTTTTATACAACTATCAACGAAGGTATGCCACAAAAATTAAGAAAAGATGATGGGGTTGCATTAGTGGCTTCAAAATTATTAAATCTGTATAAATCTATTATTGACGACCAAAAACGTCAGGATGAATTACGCCGTGATTTTCAACAAGAAAAATTAAAAGAAGAAGAAAAGAGAAATCAAGAATTAATTGATGTCTTAAAAGAAGATGAACATGGAACTAAAACTAATACTAAAAAATTAAAAGATTTAACAAAACCTTTTAAAAAAGTTCCTAAAAAAGAAGAATTTAAAACTCCTAAAATTCCAGAAATACCAAAAGAAAAAATTCCAACACGACCAAGAGTAGAAAAAGAAAAACCTACTGTAACTAAAGAACCTTCTACTTCAACCAAAAAACCAAAACCCGTTAAAGAAAAAATTCCTGAAAGAGTTAAACCTTCTGCAACCAAAAGTAAAATACCTAGAGAAAAAGTAAAACCTAGTAAACTGGCTAGTGTTGCAAAAATTGCTGCTGGTTCTACTACAATTGAAGGACTGTATGGTAAAAGTAAAGAAGAATCGGAAGATGTTTCTACTGCATTAGAAAATGCTTCATCGGCAATTGGTATTGATAGAGGTTTAATGTATGCAATTGCGGCACAAGAAAGTGGATTTAATGCCGAAGTAGGAGCTAGTCAGGGTAGCGCAAAAGGTCTTTTCCAATTCATAGATAAAACATGGAATGGAATGGAAAATTTAATTAATACAAATTATCCAGAATACAAGCAATACATTCCTCTATTAGATAGAGGACCAAAAGATGCTGAAGCAAACGCAATTATGGGTGCAATCTTAATTAAAGATGGTGCCAGACAATTATCTGCAGCTGGTATACCGCCAACACCTACAAACGTATACACATCGAATTTTTTAGGACCAGGTGGTGCTAAAAAGTTTTTAAAAGCTCCTGATAATGCTTTGGCTTACCAAGTTGCAGGACAACAAGCAGCTGATTACAACAAATATATTTTTTATAAACTGCATAATGTTGCAGGAAAAATGGTTCCTGATTTGGAACAACCAAGAACCGTTGGTGAAGTAAAAGAATTATTATATAATAAAATTGTACCAAAACAACAACAATTTGCAAAAGCGTTAGGTGAAACTGCAAGTAAAACCGCTTATGCAAGTGTTGATAATCAAGGTAATGATATTGGTAGTAGAATTTATAAATCATCTGATGTTAACCAAGAATATAAAAAATCAGTTGGTGGAAATTCAATAGCAATTGATAATAGTCAAACAATTATTACTGCAAGTGGTAAAAAAGACCAAAAAATACTAAGTAATAATAGTTCAAGGGATAATCCTATTAATCCAGCACTTGTACAAATGAATTAAAATGGAAAAACAAATAAAACTTAAAAACGATCCAAGCATCTCTAGCGGAATTGAAAGAAGTACCTATACAGCAGGTGATATTTCCAATTTCAGAAAAGTTATTGATACAAATAAAAAATTAATTGAAATGACGGGTAGTGGTGCGTTCTCAAATAATTTTGAAAAAGATGCGGTTAATATGACGGCAAAATTTGATTCTATGAAAATTGCCAAATTATTATCCGGTGGTGTTGGTGAAATTATGTTACAAAAAGCTGAAGAAATAGGTCAGCAAGAATCTCAAATTTCAGATAAAAAATCTGCTAAGAAAAAGAAATCTCCAGTAGATTCTTTCTTATTTAATGGTGGTAAAAAAGTTGGTCAAATTGATACTGCATTATATACAACAATAGCAGATGGTCAACAAAAAAGAATGTTGAAAGGTGATGGTGTTGCTGACATATTGGCTCGTCTATACAATCTAGTTAAAGGTCAAAAAGAATTAGATAAAAGAAATAGTGAATTGGAAAGAGATTTTGCTGAAGAAAAAGAAAAAGAAGCAGAATCTTTCCATAAAGAATTATTAGAAGCTTTAAAAAATAAAAAAACAGCAACAATAATAAAAAAAGAAAATACAGAGGATAATGGTCCTTCTTGGTTTACAATGTTAATGGATGCATTAAAAGATTTAAGTCGATTTATCACCAATACGATTGATAATATTTGGGAAGCAATTAAAGAGGTTGGTGGACATTTATTAAGTTTAGCTAAAAAAATTGCTGGTGTCGGTTTAGCCGCTTCTATAGGTAAAAAATTACTTTCGAGCCCTAAATCAAAAACAAAAATGGTTCCTGAAAAAATTGAAGAACATAAAGGCAAAGATAATAAAAAAGATAAGTCTACTACAAAAAAAGAAGAAGAAAAAAAGAAAAATGGAAAAGCTTCAAAGATTGAAGAAAAAGAAAGAAAAACAAGAGTAGATTCTAAGACAGCTAAAGGTGCATTAAGAATGGCCAAAATCTTAGGAGGAATTACCGCAGCGGCAGGAGTAGCTGCAGCAATTTATAATTTAGTGGAACAATATCAAAATGGAGAAATAGAAAGTGAATCAGAATTAAAAAAACAAGTTATTTCAACAGTTACTCCAATATTAACTAGTGCTGCAGGAGGAATTGTTCTTGGTGAACTTGGAGCAACAATTGGTACATTTATATTTCCTGGTGCAGGTACACTTATTGGTGGAACTGCTGGTTTAATAGGAGGTTCTGTTATAGGTGAAAAGGTAGGTAATCAAATTGCAACAAAAGCGATTGACTACCTCATTGACCATCCAACAACCGAATCTAAACCACAAACTGCAAAGCCTGAAAAAGTCCCCACAAAAGAAGTTGCACAAGCAGAAGTAGAAGAAGAAGATGATAATGAATCTATGCTATCTAAAATTGAGCAGGATCCTCATGTACAACAAATGTCAAATTTTGTTAAATCAATGGGTGGAAAAGTTGAAGAAACTGCAAAACCCATTTATGAAAAAGCAAAAAGTAAGGTTAGTGAAATGGCAAGAGAAATTCCTTCTTTAGATGAAAAATTGGCCAAATCTGTTGGTGAAAATTTAAAAATGAAAACGGAAGAAATTTATTCAGGTATAAAACAAACAGTAATTAATAATTCTAAAAAAATTAATGTTGCTACTGCAAGTGGAGATTCTATGGTTTCTGAAGGAAGTGTTGAAGTTCGTATAGATGACCCAACAAAATATACTGTTGATGTTAAAAATGCAAGACCGGTATAAAAAACCCGCCAAAGTGTGCATCGTTGAGAGGCATGGCGGGTGTGTTACTAATATTTAGAAGAATTAATCTTCTTCAGCTAACTTAGCAAAGTAAGAAATATCATCATCTTCTGTTACATCTGGTTCAAATGGCAAATCATCTTTATTAATTTTAGGCGATTTCTTTACTTGCTCTTTGATTGTTTCAACAGTAGTCTTAGGTGTAGGTGTGTCACCATTTAAACCTAATACTTTATCTAAACGCTCTTTCAATGCATCATAAGATTTGAATTCTTTGTCATCAATTAATTCATTTAATGAGAATTCTTTTTTCCAAATTGCTTCAAGTTCGTCATCATCATTAGATAATGGCTTTGCTGATTCAAATAAAGAAGAATCATAATTTTGATAACCATCAACTTTACGAATCTTTAATTTAAAGTTAGCACCTTTCCACAAATCAAATGGATTGATTGCTTCATCACCTTCAAATTCAGGATTCATAGCTGCAGTAATCTTATCAAAGATTTTCTTACCAAACTTGAACAATTTAACTTGTCCTTCATTTTCTGGATGCTTAGGGTCAGAAACAATATAAACATTAGCGATATAATTCAATTTACGCTTTTGTTTACGAACTACATCTTTATTTGCTTCAATACCAGAATTCCATAAAGCAGAATTGTGTTCACAAATAGGACATTGTTGATTCTTAGTTGTTAAACAATTATCAATTAACCAACCACCAGGTCCTTGAAAACCATGTGAGAATACTTTAACCCATGGTAAAGCATCATCACCATCTTTTTCAGATGCTGGAAGAAAGCGGATAACAGCAAGACCATTACCTACTTTATCAACTTCTGGTTTCCAAAAGTTGTCTGATTTTTCTGCACCTTCGGTGCCTTGGGAGAGTGCCTCAACTGCTGTTTTAAGTTTGTCAAGGTTGCCAGATTGGCGTTTTAGTGTTGCAAAGCTCATAGTGTTGCCTTTCGTATAAACGGAGTATAATCGGAGTGTATCAAAATAAATCTCATAATCAACTGCTAGTATATCATATTATTTAGGCGTTTGTCAAATATACATTGACATTATTGCCACACATGATATGTAATCGGTATAATGAATACCAATTCCACCTTCTCTACGCCATTCATCTATATTTTTTGATGTGTCATCAATTAACAAAGCTTCAGGCGAAGCAAAGTCTTTTTTCAAATGAGCTCCTTGTACTAAAATAACAGGGAACTCAATTTGATGGTCGTGTAACCATTTCATTTTTTGTGGTCTAATTTGAGCATCTCTACGTTCACTTGAAGTTGAACTAAGTATCTCAATTGGTATACCAGTCTTTCTTAAATAATTCATTAGATTGATAGCATCAGGCATCAATTCTAATGTAGCAAATCCTTGTTTTTCAATAAACTCATTAAAGAATGGTTCAAATTTCTTATCTTGTTCTGCTGCTTTAGGAGAAATACTAAACATCTCTTTGTATTTTTTGTTAAAGTCGGCAATTACTCCATCCATATCTAAGTATATTTTTTTTATCTTACGCATGTTCTTATATTTTCTTTTAGTATGTTCTTAAACTTTTCTTTGTCGTATTCTACAAATGGTTTGTATTTTATAATTAAACGATAATGAGAAGGCCAGATAATATCATCATTAATTTCTTTTTTCCAACGTGGTAAAAAATTTAATATATCATCTAATATGCATAATGTTTCTATTGTAATTTTATCTCTTAGGACAAGTCCTAGTAAGTCAGGTAGTTGTCCTTTAAAAACTTTAAAAGGTGCTTCACGGTCATCATTATACGCTTCTAATATAAAAATAATATCATTGGTGAAGTTGTAAGTCAAGCTTTGAATACGTTTTTGCCATTTAGAATAATATTCGTCACCTTCACTAAGTAAATTTCCAATCCAATCTCCCTTACCTTCAATGAAATTAGCAATCAAAAAACTTTTCATTTCATTTAAATTATATTTACGAGATAGTTTGGCGAATTGATATTTGCCAGAACCATTTGCAAAATTAGTATATGATACATTACTTTTTCCTTGATACTTAAAGTAATCATAACTATCGGATGTAAAATGAAGTTTTAATGCGTGGTATAATTTATAAGTTTCAAACGCAGTATTTTCTTCTACCAATTTCTTTCTCGTATCCATGTTGTAACAATATATTTTTCACCTTTAATAACAGGTTCACCTGTATGCAAAGTTTCTTCTCTTGCAAAATCATAACAAAAATACAACATACTACCTTTTTTAGGGTTAATTCTAATATCTAACTTAGGAAAATATGTTGCGCCACCTTCTTCAACATCATTCAAATATACTATTGATGTAGCAATTCTATTACCAGCTCTTTCAGTAAGAGTTTTATAACTAGGAATAGATTCCATAAAATAATCCCAATGTGGTACATAATGACCGCCAACAGAATAATTTAATAAAGTTAATTGTTCATATCTTGTTTTTGGAATTTTTATTTCTTGTTCCAATTTCCAATGAAAATTTGGTATAATATGATTTTCAAAATTATCAAAATAACAATCCTTACAAACTCTATATTCATCCATTGGCATACTAATGCCAGTATCAGTATTAACAACTTCAGATTGTTTTAATTTTTCTTTACCTAATTTGATTAGGTCATCACATTCATTAGATGTTAAAAAATCTTCTACCAATACTATCCATGGCAAACTAGATAAAATCTGTTTCATATTGGCAACTTAGCAGTCTTTTTAATTAAATTCAATTCTTGTGCTTCTTCTTTAATTTTAGATTTTAAAGCAACAGAAATTAAAGTAGCAGCAACTTCAATTTCCAATCCTGTTTCTTTACAATGGTGACAAATAGCATCCATTAAACCTATTCGTTTATCTTTGGATAAATTTTCTACCAATAAACTAAAATCTTTTATCTCATCTCTTGTCGGCATAACTTCCTAGTGTATACATTAATAAATTCATTTCATCTTTATCCATCAAAATAACTTGTGAATTTGAAGGTGGTATGCCTTGTACTGGATTTGCATACCATTCTTCTCTAACAATCATAATGCCCGCATCACCATAATCCGTGATTTTAAATTCTACTTTATTTTTAGTTATCATAAGCGTAAAAGATATGTTTTCCTATTCTAGCAACTACTTTGTTTCTATTCCAACCAGGATTAACATAGTCGGCATGGTAATACATTGCATTTGTAGATGCTATTTTATCATGAACTTTATCTTGTGTCAATGCTTTACGAGCAACTATTTCCGATTCTTCCCATGCGTATTTGTCTCTAACAACCATATTTTTTAGGCAAGTCCATGAAAATTGGCAAACAATAACACGTGCTGGTGTATAAGTTCTTTGAAAAACAACCTCACAAACAGTAGATGGAAATTTAGAATTATTAGCACGGTTCAATACGACCTGTGCTACTGCTAATTTACCTTCATAAGGCTCTGTAGCGGCCTCAAAGTAAATATTATTGGTGAGGCAATTTAATTGCTTATTGAAGTCTTTTGATACTTCTACTTGTATAATATCTTCCACAACCATTTGTGAAACGGAAGGAACAGCATAAGCAATAAATGCCAATAAAACTACTAAGGTAATACTTTTTGATTTTGATGCGAGCATCATATCTCCTTTTGTTTACAGTCGGTGCTTTGACCTTGGACCCAAGTACTTCTGACTTTGTGATGTGGGTTTGTGGAACGATTGTTTCTGTTGCCAAGTACAATCGTTGAAAAACTCCTACTTACCTGAATCAGGCAGCTAGTGCATAACTTTCGTCATTTGCATTTATACTTTTTGCTTCTTCGACCGAGTTTCCCCAATCCTAACGTCTTTAGCTTTGACGATTCTCCATTGTTATACTAATCAGGCAATCGAATCCAATTCAGGCCCATCAGAAACACACTATGGTGAAATG